TAGATCTGATCCATAGGAGCAGTAAGATTTGCACTTTCTTCTCCTGGAGGCTTTTGGAGCTCAGGTCCAGATTGATCTTGAGGAGCTGCTGGCTGAGGCTGCAAAGCTTGCTGGCCTAATAAGGCTAATAAATCAGGATCAGTTTGTCTAAGTAATTCTAGATGTTCTTGAATATGACTCAATACAATATCAGCTAATTCTGGATCAGATCTAAGATCAGGATCCGCTAAAAGAGCCTGATGTTCGTTGATATGCATCATATGTTGATCTATAGAAAGAGCCTGAACTCTTTCTCCATCCATCATTTTTTCGTTTTCTGCCCTAATTAAAAGCAGCTGGGATTGATCTCCTTCGATCATAGAATCTAATCTACCCGTGTTTAAAACAGTAAAATACTGTTGAGTATTTTTAATTAATCCCATTTGAATAAGATTATTAGCAATTTCCAACCTACCTGCAGTTGTTTTTGAAATAGGGTTAGCAACTTCTACCATTACTCTATTTACTTTATCAAGATCTTCACCAGTAAATTCTTGCATATTAGTTCTATTAGCTTTACCGGCGATAGCCGCTACTCTAGGAACTTGTGCAAAATCTTGTAGCATTTTAATGGTTGCAGAGCATACGTCTTCTACTAGTTGAACATAAGAACTTTGAAGATTATTAATAAATTGAATAGCCTGTGCTTGAATAAGCGCAAGAGCACTAGCCGATCGCAGATTGGCTTCAGGCTGACCTCTAGTCACTGAGTTTACTCCACTAAGGGTTTCCATGTCCTGCTTAATAATATTAATCATATTAAAGATTTCAGCAGGGGTTGCTGTCAGGTTTAGAGGCTCCGGTTTACCCATCCCTTGCAAATATTCAACAATATTAAGCCCTCCTTCTAGGGCACTTATTACAATATCTGCTCCTTTTGGAACTAGAATATTTTGTACTCCAAAGGCATTTTGATTCGAGGCAATAACTCCATAAAGCATATCTAACATTTCCTGGAGAGGTAAAAGATCAAACATGGGAGTGTATCCATAAGGAGTTCCAATAATATTAGAAGGAGCAATTCTAAATACAGGAATCATTCTATATGGCATGGGGTTATCATGATATACGGTTTCTTCGTTCGTATACATGAGATATCTTCCATCAGGAAGAGCTGGTGTTCTTTTATGAAAGAACTCATATACAGGAATTAAATCCGTATCGTTTTGGGCGTAATTATTCCATAAAGTAGGATCCCGTTCTTTAGAGGGTACTCCTAAGATTTGTTCTTCTAATTCAGGATATTTAGCGATTAAATCAAATCTGTTTTTATAAGATCGAACAACTAACCAGTCGGGATCTACGTCTTCTCTTGAGCTATCTCTCATAACATCAAAAGTGCTTAAAACTGTATATCGAACGTCTCCTTCGTATATTTCAGTATTAGTTTCTTCATTATAATCTACTATTTCTCCTAAAGCGGCATCCCATTCCATCTTGATGTAACCTTCGCCCATCGTAATAGCTTGTTCTGTAGCAACTACTAGATTTCTTTCTAGTTTTTTCTCTCTCATATAATATTCTAATAATCCATTAGCTAAAATAGTTTGTCTCATAGATTTAGAATCACTATTAGTAGCTCTAGTGTTAACTGTAGGCCGGTTAGCTGTGGTCATATTAAGCATGTGAGACGCTATATTTCTGAAATGATTTACTGGAAGATTTACTAGTTCTCCCTGTTCTCCAGTAAAACTTACTTGGTGTCCTTCCGAATCATCTCCAATAGAAGCCCCATAATAAGTAGCCCAAGATCTTTTAACTTTATCTATATAGCCATTAGCTACGATGCCATCATACCACCGCTTATGTTTGTGAAGTAAAATAGATACCGTGTCTTTAGCTTCTTCTTTAGCTGCAAAATAGACTTTATCGTTATTCGTTAGGCCATAATAACCTTGATTTTGATAATTAGTCATTAAAGTCTCCTGTACTATCTTTATTTGTTGTATTATCTCTTTTTAAAGGTAAATAAACCTTTTAGTGCTTGAGACGTCTTACTTATAGGTTCTTCTCTTTTTGGAGATATAAACACTCCATCTAATCCATAATTAGCTGGATATGGATTTTTATTCCACTGCACGTTTCGTATTAAATATATAAAGGCATCTATTAAATCAAAGTGACCTAATCCCGCAGATCTAGCAAATGATTTTTTAACTACGCCATCTCGAGTACGTTGATATATCCCCGTCTCTAGTTGTAATAATAAATTTTTACATCTAGGGTTAATTTCTATTTGACCTGAGGCTAATCTGATACGGGCATCGTTAATAGCAGCTTCTTTATTATCTTTTTTAGTCGGTATGAACGTTAAATGATGAATTTGATTCATATCATTAAGAGTGATCATATCATCATCAGCCACTCTCATATACGGAGGAATAGCTTCATCTGTCATAGGATCATGCCATAATTCTTTTTCTTTTTGCTGTATTAATTTAGCTAGAATATGGGTATTAGTTGCTTTTCCTTGTACTAATATTTCATCAGATATTACTAACTTAGATCGTTTGAAATCTAAATAAGCAAATAAAACAGCATGATAATCAGTAAATCCGATGTCCATTGAAACATAGGAATCGTAAAAAGGTGGAAGCTCTTGTTCTTTTGTGATTTCTTCTTTTAATTCATTATTGAATTCGGGAAGAATAGCATCTTCCTCATCTAGTATTACTTCTACTAAATATTCACGTCTCCAGTCCGTAGTATGCTTTCCTCCAGAAGATAAACATAATTCAGTAATGGTTTCTTTAGACATTCTATCTTTATGGTGAGGTTGGTCTTCTCTAGTATCTTTATACCAATCCCATATTGTTTTTTTAATAAAAGCTCCATCTAACTGAGCTTCTCTCATATAATCAATCCATGAATGTTGAGGAGATTTAGGAGGGGTAGAAGCCATTAATATGCGCCCTCCAGTCGTAGCTGTCTGAGGAAGTAAAATACTATTTACTACATATTTTAAGTCACTAACAAAGGCTCCCTCATCTATAATACCTAAATCCATTGAAGTTCCTCGTAGATTTTCAGCATTACCGTCACTTAAGCCCTCAATAAATAACTTACTTCCATTAAGGAACGTATAAGCTCCTTCGTGTCTATCAAATTTAGGTATTAAATCTGCGGGACAGTCTTTCCAAATCTCCTTTAAAGTAGGTTGTATAATTTTACGAACCATTTTAGCCGTAGGAGCAGCGTACTTAATTTGAGCATCTGGTACTTGTAATGCGGTCTCAATCGCTATAATTAATAATGTCCAACTTTTACCTAGGCGTCGACTACACGACCAAACTACTCGCCTACTATTACTATACTTAAACGTATCATATAGTTGTCTTTGGCAGCTGTCTAATTTCCAAGTTAATATACCTTTACGCCAAAGATGCTCAATAGCCTCATCTCGACTAATCTTCCTTTTCGCCATCTTCTTGCTCTGGAGGAACAGTAGAAGCTATTTCAAGTAATTCAGCTTCATCTGCTATAAGTTTTTTGGATTCACCAGAAATAGCAGTGGCGTCTCCTCGTATTAATCTAATGTTTTTAACTAATAGATCAAATTGTCTTGTTTCATCTAAAGTTAGAGGACGTTCTCTAGCTACTTCTCTTAATTTTTCAAGTTGAATTTCAGCTATTTCTAGTTCAGTAGAAAGATCACCTAATCTAATAAGTTTCTTAGATTTTTTGTCTTTTCTATAACTACTCATTATTATTTACGTCTTCTAGTCATGGTCATTCCGAATTTAGTCTCAAGACTTGACATTCTATCAGAAAGTTCTTGTAGATCTTTTTCCGGAGCATATTTAGGATCTTGTAAGTCTAACCACCTAGATCCAAATTCCAATGCAAATATACCCAAAAGTACAATGGCATCGGGCCAATTAGAACCTAAAACTATTCCTTTGGTAATTAGAGTAATAAACCCTAATATAAACCAATTACTTCTCTTGAGAAGAGCCTGTTTCATTTCTCTGTTCTTTCAGAGACACTACATAGGGATGTTCATTAAGTTGATCAAAAACCTGCTTATAGACATCGTTCAAAAATTCTTTACAATCAGTAACTTGCTTTGAAAATCGTCCAGGAAAAGTACCTTGATCTAAAATTGCTTTATGATTAGCAAGTTTATTTAAAGTGCTTTGGAGGTCAATAACATCACTTGGGGGATTATTAGGATCTGCTTTTTCGGATTCTTTATTGTTTTCTACTACAGCTTCAACTGATACAGGTTCTTGGGATTCTACTACTTCTTGTGCTTCACTCATTTTTACTCCTTTTTACCATCCCTATCCGGGGTAGGTTTATCCATCCTTTCGGGTAGGATCGAGTATACTTAATTTGCGTTAGCGGCCTTAGCTTATAAGTTAGCTAAACTTTATTTCCCCGTTGGGTCATCCGATTTGCTACATAAGTATCTACTCTTTATTTGTTGATAAAATTACGATACTTGACTTATGTTAAAATATTTGATAAAATATAATTGTATTAATGGTTTAGTATGTTTAATGTAGTTGATTGGATTAAAGCAAGAATAGATTCTGGTATTAAATTAGGAGGAACTCCTACCTCTATCATATTGGGATATATTGATTATGCTAATTTA